ACTCATCCCTAAGCCGTTTCTCTTCTCTGTCTAGTTCTGCATCGGCCAGATCCTGCACTTCCGTTTTAGCAAGTCGGGCGTTGTCTCGGATATTCAAAAATGCCACGCCGATGGCGCCGAGTCCGGCGAGGATCGCCCCGCCGATCAGAAAAGGCTTAAATGCGATGTTTAGGGCTGCTGCTGCTACAGCTGCTTTTTTAAGATTAAGATACAGCAGGAATACACTCCCGGACAGGAGCGCCATAACCCCGCCTAGGGCGGTTATCTGCGTGATCGCTGACCTTAACTCGGGGTTCGTTTGGTTGAGCCACTTAAAAAAGTCTACGGCTGCATCGGCTAGTTTCAAATATCCCGGCAAAACATCAGCCGTAATTTGTCTCCCTATCCCCGCGAACCCCGCTTTGGTGGCGGTTAACTGGTCATCTAGCCGCTTTAATCCTTTGACTGTCTCTTCGTCCATGACATAGCCGAGATCGCGGGCCTCCTGTGTTAGTTTGCGGATCTCATCCCCGCCCATGCGGAGAAACGGGACGATATCCGCGCCGGAACGACCTAAAAGCTGCATGGCAATCGCCGACATTTCGGTTTCGTTGGTCATGTCTTTGAACCGGTCGGCGATATCAAGCAGGACGTCCACCGACGAGCGCAGGTTGCCATTAGCATCCTTGACATCAATCCCCAGGCTCTTAAAAGCCCGTTGCGCTTCGTTTGTTCCCTGGGTCGAGGTCAGCATGTTCCGGGACAGACGGTTGATGCTTTTAGCCAACTCTTCTAAACTCGCGTGTTCCTGGTCTGCTGCGTAGCCCAACTCCTGGACTTGTTCCCGGGTAAGTCCGGTCTGTTTGGCGAGCTTGTCGGCAGCGTTGGCGGCCTGAGTGGATTTTAAGACCATCGCGGTCATGCTGCCGACGATCACCGTTCCCATCATGACCATAGAGCGAGAGACTGCGCGGAGTTCTCCGTCGATGGACTTCAGGTCTTGCTTCAGACCCCGAGCCTCTTTTTTGACTTCGCCGAACGATTGTTTTAGATTGGATATGTCACCGAGTACGGCAACGGCCAGTCTGCCAATCACGCTCATCTTGTCACCACCCGTCCCGGTCCGTATATTTCGCGCATCTGTTCGCTGGGAGATTTCCCCTGCTTACCCTTTTCAGGCTTACCGAAAAACGCTTCGCCGAGCTTGTTGACCTGGAGGATTGCCTTGCGTTCTTCGAGTTCTAGAGCTTTTTCATGGAAAAACAATACCTGCTCGAACGAACAATGGTCAAGCAGGTATTCTAAACTGTAGCCGGTTAGGATTGATGTCCAGAGGAAAAGGCGGCCAAGGTCTACCGGCTCTGGTTTTCGTTTTCGTTTACTATTTCCTTGACCGCCTGGATCTTTTTTGCTGCTTCTTCTACCATCCCGGCGAGGTAGTCATTGAGCGGCTTCATGGCAAACTTGAGGAAGGCCATTAGCTCCTCGAAAGACAAGTTGTCGAGTATCCATTCTTTGGTGATCTCCGGGAAGGATGGTCGGCAGATTTTGATTGCTTTGTCGATCAGCGAAGCGAAAAGGGCGTCGTCTTCTTGTACTGTTTGTTCCTTCATAAACTGCTCTTCTTGCATGAGTTCCAAGATCACCCGGGATGGTGCGCGGGAAACGTCGATTTCTCTGATTCGTGGCGGGTAGTATCGCCGCAAAAAAGGCAGGTATTTAAAAAGCTTCGAGTTCGGCTTTTCTGAGATACGGATCAGCCTTTTCTTGGTGATGACTTTGTCAATGTTGCAGACCACTACTCCCGCTTCTTCTGAGATGTAAGGGGCTCTCTCTTCGCTCATTAGAGTACCCCCTGTTCGTCCACGATCTTAAAGAGTTGATCTTTGAGGCTTCGGGATTCGTCGCGTACTCCTTCTAGCCGGATCGGGGTGACGGCGGTGTTTTCGTCGCTGTAGTTTGGCAGGTTGATTCGGATGCCCTGGGAGTTGTATGCCTTGTAGACGGTGATTTCAAATTTTCTGTTTTGGGCATCGTAGTTGGTCAACCGGACAACATTGGGGCTGATTACAGTGGCTCCGCCACTCGTCAAAGTTTTAGATGCAAGCGGGGTATAATTATAGGTGATCGTGATGGTTTGATCTTCTTCGGGGTCCGTATCCGGCTCAAAAATCAAGATTCCCCATTCGCCCTTATCGTTCCGGGTAATGATATAATGAGTATCAACCGTTAGAACTCCGCTTTCGGAGCCTTTGACCTCGCTGACCGTGATTTCCGACCCGTCGCCGTTTTGATGCTCAATCTTGATCAACTTATCGTATTCCCATTCCCCCGCGTTGAGAGTCTGTTTTGCGCCGGTTACCTGTACCCCGGTCTCTTTGGTGTAATTGTCAATTCCACCGCGAATGGTGTTGAGGTTTTCCAGTTCGATCTCCACTAGGTCCCCGGATACAACCGCAACATGAGAAGAGGGGACAATGGATCTGCTGATTTCGCCTACATTCCCGCCGATCCGCCGGATCTCTGTCCAGCTTTCCTCAAACACCACGTTTTCCATAGTGCCGAGGTCAACTAGATTCTGGTCGTCCGGGCCAACTTCAACTTTAGCCGAGCCGATCCTGATTGCGCCGGGATTCTGGACGGTCGTCATAGCTCTCATGGCTATTCCTCCTTAAATCTGATTTTAAAGTCTTGAGTCACACGAAAAAGACCCGTTGCCGGGTCTGGGAGTTCGTCTCCGCCTTCATAACTGATGTACTCGACCGGTACGCCGCCGGTGCCGCCGAGGATGCCTTGTTTGTCGGCTAGGGCATTGTAGCATAGCTTTGCCCGCGCTTTAACTTCGCTGTAGGTGTTGCCGTAGTGGTCGATCTGATAGCGTGGGTAAGGGTTTTTGAGCCGACGGGCCTCCGGAGAGTCGGAGATCATCCAAAAGACGGTATAGGGTGCGGTGACGTTTTCTGGTGCTTTGCCGCCGGGGTAGACTTTCGCATCCAAAACGGCTTTTAATGCTGTTGTGATTGCGCCTTCTATCTCCATATCATCACTCCCCGAATAATTCATCCTCAATAAATTTGGCTAGGTGCCCTTCTTGCAATCGTCCAGCTAGAGCCTGTTTGTAAGTTTCGGCAATTACCCGCTGGGCTTGCGGTCCGTCTTCGTCAAGAGCGGGGCGAAGGAAGGGTTGGGGTTTGACGAAGGAGCCTGTAAATTGCTCCCTTTCCCGCTTTGTTAATGCTTTGCGAGAAATCCGATGTCCTTTTTCGACGAAATATCCATAGTAGCCGTCGTATTTCTCTTTGCGCCCAACCGCCGGTCCGACAAGTCCCGTTATCTGCGCCGGGCTGCGTTGTCGTAGGATTTTGTACTTGATGGATTTTTTTAGTGTCCCAGGGGCGTGGGCATAACGTCCGGTTTGTCCTTTTGGGCTGACTGGACATCGCCTTTTCGCGCCGCGTTGAATTACCTGGCAACCTTTCCTTGTAGCGATGACGAGGGCTTTCTCGAAGTCTTTTTCCATTGCGTCGATGGCTTTTTCTAGATCCTCCAAGCCGCGCAGTTCTAGTCCGAGCATTTAAACCACTTCCTTGACGTTGATATATAGCCATTGTCTCTTCCCGTCAATGTCACGCGGCGGTCCGTCAAGGTCGAACACGCGCTCGCCCCAGACGATTTTATGCGACGATTTTATGCCTGTTCGGTAGCGGATCTTAAATTCCCCGGTCAATTCGGCGTTGGTTTGCCGCGCGGCGAAGAATTCCCGGCCTGATAGATCCCTGTAAGCTGCCCAGACTGTCGCCACGGTGTTCCATTCTTCGGGCGGTTTCAGCACCGGATCGCCGTAGTCTCCAGGACCGTAAGCGGGTTCCGCTATTTTGATTTTGTGACGCAGCGCGCTCATGTTACCACCGCCTGTTTTTCCTGCAGCGCCTTGGCGTGTAGTTGCCCAATCAGGTTCAAGATCCCTGCGTCCTTAGTTGCTCCGACCATGCCAGGGTCATCAAACCAGCGCCTTAAAAGCACCCCTGCAGCCATTTTTGCGTCCGGATCAATTTCTTCTTCTGCGCCCCAGTCTTTCCCGGTCGCGTTTTTAAGAAAGCCGTCAATGCCCGGCAACAGTATTTTTGTCACGTCGCCGGGCATTTCATCCGGGGAATCATATCCCAAAACATCGGCAGCTTCCTGCTTTGTGAGAATCATTTATACCACCACACTTACACGATGAGGTAAATGTCTACCGCGGTCCCGTTGAGGTCGCTGTGCAGATCAATAGTGTTATTTTCAAGATCATTCGCATCCACCGTTACCGTTGCGGCGGTGGCCTCTAAAGTGTTGTTTAAATACGCTGCCAAGACTGTGTTGTGAGTGAGAAAATACGGTAACCCCAACTTGTCGCCCCAGCCAACGGAAATTTTGTCGTAGGGGACGCCAGAAGTTCCGTTGGTGGAGCTACCGAACGTCACGCCTGTACTACCTGCCGTCACTGCGATTGCCAAAGATGAGTCGTTTGCGGCTGGTTCATTAGCGGTTAAAGTGACAGTATCTTCGCCGACTCCGGTTACACTTGCGGTAAATACTGCGCTGATCACGTCATCTTCATTCAAGGCTTCGACAATCGCCGTCGCGACTTTAGCCGCAGTATCATGCTCTGTAGCACTCAGCGTAACTGTCACTTGTGCTCCGGATTCTTCACCAAGCAAAGTAGTGGCCGTTATGGTAACGGTAATATCACCGGCAGTAGAGCACCCTTTGGTTACTTGTATGGTCTCGGTTTGCTGCGCAGGGGTATGATCTTGGATCGGGAGTTCGATCTTTGTAACGGTCCTAAACGCCAGATTCCCATCTTTTGCTGTGGTGCCATTAGCTTGAATCTCTTCTGTGATCACCTTTCCGGCGAAGTTAGTTCCGGTGATTTTCACCTTTCCGGTAATTCCATCAACGTTCCCGTCAATACGGATATTCCGGGGAACTGCGGGGTTAGTTATGCCGGCAGTGATCTCTTGTGTCTCAGCACCCAAATTAGTTGCAGGTAATACCCCATCGCTGCTGGCTGGCGGAGCGTCTTCTCCCGGAATGTGGTAATGGGCAATAAATCCGCGGTCGACCGATACTCCCTCGGCGTTTGTTTGGATTGTCTGCCCCATTTTATAGTTGTATGGGTACATTGTTATCGACCTCCTTAATTGGTTATAAAGGGAGCCGTTTTGACTCCCCTAATCTCTTACGCGCCTTTCTTAACGATTACCACTCCGTGTGGATCAAGCAGTTTCCCATCGTTGATGAGGATGGCCTTGTCGATCCACTCGTTGGTATCGTGGTCGAAGTAGCGGAACATCATCATCTGAAGGTTGCTGTTGATCGCATAGTTCTTCAGATTGCAATAAATAGCCACAACATCACCGACTGAAGCGTCGTCATACGGGGCGATAATGTCATCCTCGACCTGGATGACCTCTTTCCCGCCAAAACGCTCTTGCGGCCCGTTGGTAATACCGTAGTTGGTCCGTCCAACAGGCTGACCGTTAGCATCTACCATGCCGTCGATGTAGCCTTCCCATGTGCCGGAGGCCATAAGGAAAGTGGCGCCAGCTTTATATGCAAGCGGCATTTTGGCAAAGACTTTCTTTTTCCATGCATCCCAGGCCCCGAATTCATCTGCTTTCAGGGTTACTATGTTAGCTGCAGGAACCCTAGTGTCTTTGGTGATACCAAGGCATTGCCCATCGCCGGTGCCACTGATGATCTCCTGTTCGGTCTTTTTGATCATAGCCTCGCCGATAAGATCTTTGATGAGGTTTTCAAATCCTTCGAGAGTAACGGTTTCAGCCAAGAGAGAGGTCGCAACCTTGCATTCAAGCCCATAGTAGTTGAAGGTTACGCTGGTATTCGCCTGTACATTCTTCTTGTCGGAGGGGGTCGTTTCACCGATCCTGGTGGCGGTAGGTTTGAGCGTCAAGATCGGAACAGTCACGCCGCCGCGAATGTTGATCAGCCTAACCCGGGAAAAGATTTGTCCGTAAACTTTAGCCTCTTTGATGATTTCTCGGAGGATGGTCGAGGGAATCATCGCGGTTACTTCAGCAGTGGTGGTCATCGCATCGCTGCCGCGCATCTCTGGTTGCATTTTGCGGAATTCCGGAGTAGATTTGCCGGTTCTGCAAAACTCCATAAAGGATTTCCGGTATTCCATGGTGCCGAAGGGATCTTCGGGTTCCGACTTCTCTTCAACCTTGCCGCCCTTTAACCCAAAAGCGGCCAAAATCTCCTGAGCGCCAATCGGACCGGCGGAGCGCTGCTCTTGTCCTTGTCCGCCTTCTTCGCCCTGCCCCTCTTCTTTTTTGATTGCGTCGATCATGCTGCGAAGCTCGGTAATCTCTCCGTTGAGGTCGTCCAGTTCGGCATTGATCGCCCGCAATTCCTTAACGTCCTCGGTCTCGTTGATTTTCTTGCCCAATTCCTTTTTGCGCTCTTCTTTCGCCTGTAACAGTTTTAAAAGTTTATCCTTCATTTGTGATCCTCCTCATAGTTTTGATTTTATTTGAGCCTTATATCGCAAAAGCTCGATTTGGTTCGCCTCCGCTCCCCGTGAAGCCTCCGCTTCTCTTTGCGCGGCCTCCGCCGCTTCTATCTCATGCTGAGCCTCCGCCCAGCTTCGAGCACTAATTGATGTTTGTTCATATGCCGGGAAGGTGACTGCAGATACATCGAAAATCCGCTCTATTTTTAGAATGGTTCTCGTGCGGGTCTCGCGGTCATAGGAGTCCTCTCTAACCTTGAAAGCAAAACTCATCTTGTCGTAGAATCCGTTCCTGATGTCCTCGTAGAGCTCCCGGCCTGTTGCGTTTTTGCTCAATTCGGCCTCCATGTACAGGCCGTCATGGCGCAAAAACAACTTGAGCGTCCCATTTTTAGTTTTGGCCGCTGGTTTGCCTTCATGGTCGATATTCAGGACAACATCGTCCATCTTCGCCTCGTCCAGTGCGCGAGAGTCGATAACCTCTTTATACTGGACGCCATCGTATTCCCAAACCACAACCGGCTGGTCGAATACC